TGTCAACAGTCCACTCAACATTAGTAGCGGATGCTTTTTGTTTGTTAGCGGAAGAAAGGATTGGAGTTTCTTCAGGAGCAAGGATAGTCAAGACGTCAGTCAAGTCCTCACGATTAGAAACACCCGATCCAGGATTGGTTGTATCATATGTATTTGAGAATGCCATAATAAGTATTAGTTAATGAATGAGTATTGTAAGTATTAAGTTATCGGCCAGCGGCCATTTTAAGTTTACGTAATTCGGCGAAATCTTTAGGATTACCCGTCTGTTTAAACCTGGTCTCTAATTCTTTTAGAGCCTTGGCTGTTCTTCCCATAGCTTTTTCTGGTTTAGCCGAAGCAGGCGTACCTGTCCTGGGTGGATTCAGCTTTGGTGATGACTTAGTTTCGACCACAGGTTTGCGGCCATAGATGCTGTTGGTAGCGTGAGCGAACCAATAGTCCAGTTGGGACGCAACGTCAGGTGCTTCTTTTTTAAGAATTGCTTTAAGCTCCTTGAATCGTGGGTCACCAACGGTTGCTTCGTACTGCTTCCGTAGGTCATTATCTTCACCGGTTAACCAGGATAACTCCTCCTGAGCCTTCGCTTCAAATGCAGCAGATAACTGCTCCGCTTGAGCTTGGGTCTGAAGGGTGTTTAACTGGTCCGGCAAGAAGGTCTTCTGTGCCTTACGCGCCTGTAACAGGGCTTTACGCACATCAGCCTTTGTGAGATCCTTACCATCTACTTCTGTAACTACGTCATCCGCGGCGTAGGCATCACTTTCAAACAGAATATCCTCAGCCCACTCAACGATGCTATCGACCTCAACTGCCTTTTCCTGTAATTTCTCAATCGTGTCGAGATTACTGAATGGGTTGTTTTCGATCTTTTTCTTAGCATCAAGAGGGTTTGAGTTCTGATTTAACTGAGCCTCCATTTTAGCGAGTCGCTCTTCGGCAGCTTTACGCTTCGCAGTCAATTCACCGAATCGAGCTACAGCGCGGCTACCTAGCTTCTCTGCTAGTTCCCTTAGGTCCTCCTCGGACATATCGTCCAGATCCAACTGTGAAAGAACATCTGCGGATTCTTCGGGTTCCTCGGTTGCTTCCTCCTCGGCTTCTTCGGTTACCTCCTGGGCGACCTCTTCAACCTCCTCGGTTACTTCCTCGGTTTCCTGCTCCTCGGTTACTTCGGCTTGCTCCTCCTGTGGCTCTTCAGCCTTGGGGGTTAACTCACCCAGTCTCCGCATTGCAAAATCCGCGACGGATATATTAGTATTGTCCACTGAACTTTGGTCTGCCTCAGCGTTAGCAGTTAAGATTTCGTCTGTCATATTGTTTCCACTCATTAACGCCGAGCGATGGCGATGAGCGGATTATAACATAGGCATTTACATTCTTTCTGAATGCGTTGCTCTTAAACGTTCCCAGTTCGCTAACTGAAGGATTTGGTCATACGTAATAATACGACCTGATACCTGTTGGATCGTGTCACTGCTGGCTTCGTGAAGCTCCTGAATAGTCTCCTCGCGGAGTTCGTGAACCATCTTAATGAACCGAGCAAATGTCTCGTGATTATGCAGTGCCTTGATGTCGTCCTGTATATTCATACTAATTAACTGCTGGCGTTAGTGCCATTGTGTACATCCGTGATGCTTCGCGCCTGCGGTCAATATGCTCCTTGCCTTTCTTTGGCTTAAGGAACCTCTTGACGATCATATCGGATATTTCAACTGGGTCCTTGGATGATGCGAACAACTCTCTTAATTTTTTCGCATTGCCCCAGCCTAAGTGTTCCTGCTCGTCACCGTATATACTGTCGTGAACGTAACGAACCTGTGAGTCCTCGCTATCCTGTAGACCTTTTCGCTTTAGGTACTTCCTGTAGTTCGGCTTATGGAAATCGAACTGGAACAATCCGTAACCTGGTCCTCCTTCGTACTGCTTCTGTTTGAAATCAAAGCTACCGCCTGTCTCAACATCAATGTTCCCAAGCATTGCCGTAATTACGTACGGGTTATCTGGGAAGTACTTTTCGACAGTATTGCCGACTTGGACAACTTGATTGTACTTCCGTTCCTTCTCAATCTGCTTTTTAGTCCGCTGATTAGCGTACTGCTGCGGTGTCATATTTCCCGGCATTATAGACCCTGTGTTTGGATTTCACCCATTTGTGCAGGTGCTGTACCTACGCGACCAATCTGAGCGTTCTGCGCTTGCTGAATCTGGAATGTGTACTGACCAGCGTACTTCTCGAGACGGGCACGGAAGGCTTCGTCACTTTGAAGTCGCTCCGCTACGTCTGGCTGCTGCGTGTACTGCTGAATTGCTTGCATTGCAATCCCAGCACCAGATGGACGTGCGGGCATCTCAATACCTGAGAAGATCTTAGCTAGGTCATCGGTTACATCCTTAATTACCTGCTGCTGTGCTGTCTCAACTGGCTGAAGGACTGCGTCCGCCATAACTGGGTCAATGCTCGCGGCAGCTACATCAAGCAGGCTGTCCACGTTCAATCGACCATTTGCATTCAGTTGGTTCAGTGCAACGAACTGCTGTAACTTAGCCTGGACTGTGTCAGGATCCGTATTCTGTACATCGAAGTTAATCAGGATGTCGAAGTTCTCATCAGGATTACCTTTATCGAGAACCTGCGGATCAGGAATACCTGTTACGCGGAAGAAGATTTCATCAGGTCCGAATCGCTGGAAGCACTTAAATGCCATACGAATCACCTCAGCGGTATGGCTAAGGAACTTGTCCACAAGGAACTGCTTACGTACTTGGCTAATGCTGGAGGTCTCATCCAGTCCAACCAGACGATCCGCGAGCTGCATAAGTGTATTCTCCATCTCAAGGGAGCCACTGTTATAGGACGGCGTTGGCGCGAAGTCCAAGTCACCCTTACGGCGATATGGAATCATACGACCGGGTCCCCAGTCAGTAGGAGCCTGCCCTACTGGGTGCAGGATTGGTGGCAGCGTAGCTAGGCTGTTGCGGTCCACGCGTGAGTCACGCTCAACCTTTACTTGATTCTGGATACCCCGAAGAACCGAAGGGATAGTCATCGTGTCATATAGACGCTTGCTGTCCTCGGACAGCTTGGTGACAACTACGGGATAATCCTCGTATCCGTTAAGAAGCTCGAACTTGGCGTAGCCCTGCGTCATCTCATCGCCACTGAACTCACGGTGGAATACTGTGCAGTAAATGCCCTCAGCACCATCCTCCTGGTCAATTAGACGCTGGTATCCGTAACAAATCTCAATCAGCTCCTCAGCCTCGTAAGCATTATCAGTAAGGCTGATACTGCGACGACCTTCCTGCTCGCGGTCAATGCTATCAACATTAACGCCTCGGTACTTCTCAATAACGTGTTCAACGAATCCTTCATCCCATCCATCGGTTACTACCTTATTCTCCAGTTCCTGTGGGGTATAATACGTACGCCAGAAGCAGTAAGGAGCGCGTTGTGGGTCCGTTACATAGGGTGGAAAGAAGAAGTCACCATCAGGGGCTAATGTCTTTACGTCGGGTGCGTTTACCTGACGGCGCACAACTGGTAATTCGGCTACGCCATTCTTGCGTAGTTCCTTGATTGCCTTCTTGGCTCGCTTCGTGGATGTGCCTTCAAATACAGTTTGCAGCAAAGCAACCAAATCGTCGTCCATCTCGCCACTGTTAATAGCATCGGCTATTTCTGGTGACATCTGCGCAATCTGGTTTAGGTCCAGCTTCTGGAGGAATCGACGATCCTCCTGCTGCCATCCTACGTAAGTAATAAGTACACCGCGCTCAAGAAGGTAGTTAGCACCGAGTTCCATCTCGCGGTAAAAACGTGGAATATATCCACTGGATACCATCCACTTGAGGAATCCTGATACCAGTTTACTGCGGGCAATATCACCACTCTCAACTGGGAATGCTCGTACATTCGCGCGGTTCAGCGCGGACATAAACAGTGATACCAATCGGGTGATGCGCTCATCAATGACGTGGCACTCCATATCGGATGCGCCCTCCCAAGGGAATGCGTCAGCACCGTGCTTACGGTGATCACGGCTCTTGCCCGGCCACCAGTTGCGCCGATCGTCGTAGCTCGTACGACATAGGTCAAAATAGGATTCAAGCTCCGTTACCGTCTGGTCATAAGCATAACGGAGGGTCTTGATGTCAGGTTCGTCCTGGAGGTAAGTCAAGGACTCAGAAATTGAATCATTCAGCATCTTCTGTGTTTATTCTTTTTTGTATTCCTTTGAGCAAACGGATAGTATAACTCGATGATACGCCTATTGTATCACACATCTCTTCATTGGTCATCGGCAGCCGAGTTTGGTGCAAAACGTACCGCCGAAGTATCTCCCAACTAGCTAACCTATTGGTTTGCTCCCTGCACCATCTGCGATCCAGGGTTATGTCCTTATTTTCCGACATACCGATAGCTTACGCCCTTGGTGTCCTCAATCGCCTCAAAGGTTACTTCCTTGCCGACCAGTCGACCCTGCCACTTGCGTGGGATCAGCATATTTACACGTCGACCAATCTCCTTGTTGTACACCACGTTGTACTTAGGATTCGGGCATTCCTGAAGTACCTTGCCGATGTAG